ATGATACTGAAATATACATTGGTTTCATCAATGGTCACAGCATCGACCATGAAACATTCCAAGTGGTAGAAACGCAGGACTTCTATGGCAAGACCACAATTAGCTTAATGATTGAAGATATTGGAATCATAAATAATTAATACAATGAGCAACTATCAAATGCAAGAGGGACAGTTCACCCTATTCAAGAACAACAACGTGGCTAACAACGGTCCACAGTACACAGGTGAAATCATGGTGAATGGTAAGAAGATGCGATTGGCTGCATGGGTTAAAGAAGGAAAGAACGGCAAATTCTTTTCCGGTAAGATGAGTGAGCCACTCGTAAAGCGTGACGAACAACAAGACGAACCATCAGGAGACCTGCCATTCTAATGAACCTGCCTATCCTACCACAAGACAAAGCTAACCATGCGCTGTATGGTGTTGCTATCTACGCTGCTGCCGCTTCGATATTCAGCGCACCATTCTCAATGATCGTGGTGTTCGCATTCGCAGCAGGCAAAGAACTATATGATTCTGTACTGAAGGAAAAATCATTTAGCACGTTGGATATGATAGCCACGCTATGCGGTGGTTTGGTTGGAATGTATATCGGATTGTTTACATGATTGAATACCTGCCGAAACAAAAAGAAGCATTGCGCGTGCTGGGTAACTCACATCCGGCACGTGTTATTCTTTTCGGTGGTGCTGCAGGTGGCTCAAAATCTTTTATCGGTTGTGCATGGCAAATAAGCCGCAGGTTTAAATATCCGGGTACACGTGGGTTGATAGGTAGAAGTAAACTTGACACGCTAAAGAAGACCACGTTAAAGACATTCTTTGAAGTAGCGCACATGTTAGGGCTTGCACCTAATGAGCATTACACAATAAACAATCAAACACACGTAATCACTTTTGCCAATGGCAGCGAAATAATCTTAAAGGATTTGTTCGCATACCCAAGTGATCCTGAATTTCACTCGTTAGGTGGTTTGGAATTGACCGATGCGTATGTAGATGAAGCAGCACAGGTAAGTAAACGAGCCATCGATATACTTCAATCACGCATTCGTTTTAAGCTACGCGAATATGACCTGCCACCAAAGATGCTGCTCACATGCAATCCGTCAAAAGGTTGGCTTTATAATGAGTTTTATGCACCACACAAAGCAGATAGTTTAGCCCAGCACCTTGCATTCATTCCTTCTTTGCCTACTGACAATCCGCACCTGCCTGAAAGCTACATTGAAACGTTAGAACGTTTGCCCGAAATAGATAGGCGAAGGTTGTTGTATGGAGATTGGGAGTATGATGAGTCCGTAGATAACCTATACCAGTACGATGATTTAGTTCGCTGCTTCCGGGATGAAGAAAGCAAAGGTGAAAAGTACATCAGTGCCGACATCGCGCGACTTGGAAAAGATAGAAGTGTCATTTGCGTGTGGCATGGTTTGCACCTAATCGAGATTCATGAACTGCGAAAGCAACCAATCACAACAGTAGTCACTACCATTCGACAGCTATGCGATAGGCACAGCATCAAACTTAGCAATGTGATCTGTGACGAAGATGGTGTGGGAGGTGGTGTAGTGGATAGCTTAAAGTGTCGCGGTTTCCTTAATGGTGGAAGGGCGAAACAAGCCGACCGATATACCAATCAAAAAGCAGAATGTTATTTTAAGCTTGCAGAATTAATTGAACAGAACAAAGTAATCTTCAAAGTGAATCAGTTTCGTGATGTAATCGTGCAGGAACTGGATATGATACGCAGGAGGCAACCTGAAGCGGATGGCAAACTCGCTGTGATAAGCAAAGATGAAATAGCCCGGATGCATGGCAAGTCACCTGACTATGCAGATGCTATCATGATGCGCATGTATTTTGAATTGTTCCCGAATTACGGCAGCTATAGTTGGGCGTAAGTCACTGATTCTCAATTACACGTTTGTTAAAATTTGTTAAAATTGAATGCTACCTATTGCGTGGTGTAAAAAGTTACATACATTTGTCAAACAAATAACAACAACAAAAACAAAAAGCAATGACACAGACAATCACAACAACCACACTTCGTAACAAAACAGTTGTACTTGCAACAACAGATAAGCACGGTTATACTGGAGCCGCAACTTACATGAATGATACACAAGCCGTTAAAAAGGTTATGGCTTTAAAAAGTCAAAACATTAATTGTTCAGTATATCAACCATGGGGCAGCCGTGTCATATTCATCCAAATTTTTTAAATCAATCGAGGGGCGCGGCTCAACAACGCGCATCTAAACTTAAAAACAAAACACATGAAGACAGCATCTAAAATCATTCGCTACATTATTGCAGCAATTATCCTTTACGCAGTTCTCAGCTACTGCCAAGAAATCAATGATTGCCTAATGAAGTACTAATCCTAAATCACAATAACATGAACTCATTTCACAAAGACAACTTAGAAGCATTGCAAAAGTTTCAGCAAATGCTTAACGCTGCACCTGATAAGGAAGGCATCGAAAAAACACCCGATGGCAAAGCCGTCACGCTGGTAGTTAGCCACGTAGAAACAACCTTAGATGAAATGTTCTTTGGGCATTGGCGCACTGAAAATTTTAAGTGGGAACGCATGGCGAATGAAGTAGTCGGTTCACTTGACCTTGTAGTGATTCATCCGATAACCGGTTACGAATTGCGCAGAACAGGTGCTGCATCCATTGTTATCATGGTAGATAAAGTGCCGAGCCATATTGCTGCTGATCCAATAGAACGCAATAGGTGGGCATTGAACGCAGATAATAAGAAACCTAATGCTTTAGACCTTGCGTTTCCTAAACTTAAAACAGAGTGCCTTAAAAACGCTGCTGTGTCATTTGGTAAGCTATTAGGTCGCGACTTGAATCGTAAGAACGTAGATGTGTATAAGCCATTCAAATTGAAAGGCACGCTGGCTTCAGCGAATAAGGATGTGCAATACTTACACGAACTGATTGAAAAGGCACATAGCTTAGACGATTGCGACATCATTCTGCAAGCATGCCCACCCGAACTACTCAATCAAATCGAGCCGTTAATAAATGTTAAAAAGCAGCAGCTATCAGGTCTGCTGTAATACATTCGCAACAAATAACAAGAACACAATGGAACAAACTAAATTTAGAGCATCGCAGCTTGGTAAGCTTATGACCGATGCACGCACAAAGACAGGACTAAGTGAAACCTGCAAAAGCGCACTTCTCGAAATCTATGTGCAGAACAAGTACAAACGCTACAAAGAAATCAGCAACAAGTACATTGAAAAGGGAATTGCCGTAGAGAATGATGCAATCGACCTTTGGCGCAGGGAACGTGGCGCAATCGTGTTCAAGAATGAACTTAACTTTCAAAATGACTTCATCACAGGTACACCTGACTTGCTAATCAAAGATGGCAGCGAAGTAATCAATGTACCGGATATTAAATCTTCATGGGACATCCATACCTTCATTGATGCAAAGGTGAATGAACTAAGCAAAGATTACTATTGGCAAGGTCAAGCTTATTGCTGGCTAACAGGTGCGCCTAAAGCTACCTTTTGCTTTGTGCTGGTCAATGCGCCAAGTCAAATGATAGATACGGAAAAGTACCGCCTATCATTGCGCATGAATCTAATAGATCCACAAAGCAATCCTGAATTCATTAAAAAAGCATCACGCATTGAAAAGAACATGATATTCGACATGCCGACTTATCTTAATGAAAATCCAAACGCTAACCTTGAAAGTGATTTGTCAATTTGGGAATACGACATACCAGTGCAGGAACGCATCCATGAAAAGGTAGTTGAGTTTGATGCGGATGCAATCGCAAAACTTCAGGAGCGTGTACCAATGTGGCGCGAATACTTAAATACTTTGAACATATGACACATGGCTCACTATTTAGCGGAATAGGTGGTTTTGATTTAGCAGCCGAATGGATGGGTTGGGAAAATAAGTTTCATTGCGAATGGAATGAGTTTGGACAACGTGTGCTAAATTACTATTGGCCTGATGCAGAACTATTCACCGATATAACGAAAAGCGACTTTAAAAAATATGCAAACCAAATTGATGTTCTTACCGGTGGATTCCCATGCCAACCATACAGCAAAGCAGGAAAACGACGTGGTAAGGAAGATGAACGCCATTTATGGCCCGAAATGCTTAGAGTCATTAGAGAGATTAAACCACGTTACGTCGTGGGAGAAAACGTTCGCGGCCTTATTACTTGGAATGCAGGATTGGTATTCGACGAAGTGTGTGCTGACTTGGAAAATCTTGGGTATCAAATCGCGCCCTTTATTATACCTGCGAGCGCGGTCAATGCGCCACATCAACGAGAACGAATTTGGTTTGTTGCCTACTCCGACAGTGATGGATTCAACCAATGCAACAGCGAACATGAAAAGTACGCAGGTCAAAGAAGGATCAATGCATTCAATGACATTAATCCGCCTTATGAGCAATGGAAAAACTTCCCAACTCAATCCGCGCTTTGTGGCGGAGATGATGGGCTTCCCACCGAACTGGACGGAATTACCTTTTCAAAATGGCGAACCGAAAGCATAAAGGCATACGGAAATGCAATCGTACCACAAGTAGTATATCAAATCTTTAAAGCAATAGAACAATATGAACGCAATTTGTAGTATAATCATTTGGAGTGGCATGTACTATGCCACACCCGAATGGATTTCAAAGCAGATACCTGAATGGATGTGGTCACGCTATGAAATATACATTGCACCGTATGGCACAAAGCTGTCAAGTATTGCAAACGTGAATCCAAAAACGACAGCACTGATTGGTTTCAGTGCCGGTGGAATGGATGTTTTAAAAAACTACAATCAGCAATATGCATTGTGTGTGCTGCTTGACCCATCTACCCGCAGCAAATACGCATTGATTGAATATGGATCAAACACGTTGATGTTTTACAACGCTGCCAACTGGGGAAGCATGAATAAAAATCTTACAGTTGTAGCCAATCGCATAAATGAAACAGGCGGCAATGCCGTAAGTTTAGACTTGGAGCATGCAGATATACCAAAATACTTTTTTCATCACTTTAAAAGCGACTACTAATGAAAGCAAAAGACAAGGCATGGCAACTGTACTCGAACTATTTTGATATAGTCGAAGGTGAATCGCAAGAAGGTCAGTTAGCACAGGTACATTTTAAAGCTATCAACTGCGCGTTGTATTGCGTGGATGAAGCAATCACAAACGCACCCAGCGACATCATGCAAGACTTTGAAGGAACAGGTGAATACTATTCCGTTAAAGCATACTATCACCACGTCAAAAACGAAATACTGAAACTCAATGCCCAAAAGAAACCTAATGCCGCTTGATGTGTTGAAAGAAGAACGATTGGTGTTGCTGAACATGTACATCAATGCAAAAACACGCTATGTCAAAGACAATCTACATCACAAAATAAAAGCGGTCAATAAAGACCTTTTTACCATAACCAAAGACACAAAGTATTTATGACACAAGAGAAAAAAGAAACAGCCATTCGCAGATTGCATCTGGCATTAAAGCGCAAGTTCAAAGGTCAAGCCATACGCATGACGTGGGCTGAAATGGAAGGACTATTGAACGCAGTGCAAACGATTGAAATGAATCACATCCATGATTCGTACAATGATGGATATACGGATTGTAAAGCAGGGTTACCAAACAAAACACAAATAGAAAATGAAAGCGAAACTAACATTTGATTTGAAAGAAGATCAACATGAATTTGATTGCGTAATTAACGCAACAAAAATGCATGATGTAATTATAGAAGTAAAACAACGATTAAAATACATACCTGAAATTTCATCGTATAGTGCTGATGAAATAAAAATGGCACGATTCATTTTAGATTTATTGAATAACGAAATTGAAGATGCAGGTATGCAGCATTTGTTTTAACTATTGCTGCACCTTGCGATAGCCATGCTTCCAAAGAAAGCGACCAAGTGCTTCGCCTTCAGCATCCACTTTTTCTTCGCTCCACTCCGGTTGTATGTGGTGAAGATATTCATGAATAAGAACAATCATGTAACGCATTGGCGGTAACGTTGGATCTATCTCAATAACGTTATCGCAGTACAATCCATCAGCTTTTTCCCTTCCCAACTTTCGATGGATAACTTTTGGATGTTGCTTGCGTTTCATGTTTATATTTGCCGCGTTTGTGTACTATGTTAGTGTTTTTGTTATTAGATTGAACAATGCCCTGCAACGGTGGGGCATTTTTCTTTTATCGAATCTTGCCGTTTACTATACGGTAATTGCTCACTTCGAATTCGCCAGTATCTAACACGCGCACATGAGCAAAGCCATGATGGTGTTTGTTTATTGGCATGTAATCGGGATGCAATTCGCATAGACAGGCAACACTCCAGCACGTAGTAATCTTGCCATTGATGTTTGGCTCTGTGTGTTCGCTTGCTTGATGGTGGTGACCACACAATGCGCTGTCTTTTGCACGCAGGAACAAACCGCGTGCGATGTTTACCGGGCTGAATACCGATGCGCCAAGCTCATGACCATGCAGAATAGTAAGTTTACCTGCGTGAATGATTTGTTTATCCGGAATGAAAGTGATATTTAACTCATCCAGCTTCATCAATGATTCAAAATTGAACTCATCCATGCCAAGCAAATCAGGGGCATTGCGCATGATGTAATGGTCATAGCGCACATCATGGTTGCCACATTTGTAATAGATAGCAGCATTTGGAAACAGCTTGCGTAACGTTTGCAGAAACTGTCTGGTCATTAAGACTTCATGCCCAAAGTTCCGTTTACGTGGGTCTTTCTCAAATCGGCTAATAGCATAGAAGTCTATGATGTCACCATTAAGTAGAATAGTATTGACATCGTTGTCAAGTCCATACTTCAGTGCCAGCGTTAAAGCTTGAATGTTGTGATAGGGAACGTGAATATCCGACAGCAGCAGAATGTTGTTGTGGTTTGTCGGTAGCTTGAAAGGTTTGTAGTTTGCTTCCTGCGATGGTGGAAGGTCAAGTGGATTCGCTTCTTGTGGAATCAACTCATTCATCATGTTGGTGAAATCACCAATGTGGTTATCCAACTTTTGAAGCTGTGGAGTTGGTTTGACCGGTTGCAGATTTATTTTATCTAAATATCTGCGGTAGCTTTTCTCTAATGAATTTACAGTGGTGTCAAGTGCATACTTCTTTATCAGTTCGCGAATGCGTGGGATAACAGGTCCAGTCCCATCGTATAATTCTCGATGTAGCTTTTCGCGGTCTATTGTATGCATAGTATTTACTTATTAGCTTTCAAATAGCCATTCAGTTCAGCAAGCGAGGTGCTGATTTGAGCTATGTGTGATTGAATCGAATCAATCTTCCCTTCCAGCTTTGCGTTCTTTGAATTCAACTCAGTCTTTTGTTCTTTGATTGCATCATTAATCATTTCAATTTCTCTTTTGTGGAACGTTTCAATACTGGCAACATGACCAGCTAACTTATCAACACTGCGCTTCAAAGCGAAATAAAGGGATGCAAGTGATACACTCGCACCTATTAAAGTAATCAAATCACGTAGTTCAAACTCCATAGCTATAGGATTGCAAAATATATAGTAGAAAAAGCCAGTCCTGTGATACCGAGTGTGAGTGCTGTGTTAGTAATTATTAACCGTCTGTTTTTCTTTTTTAATTCGCCTATTTCATTATCCTTTTCAACTGCAATCGCCTTTTCAATGCTCTGCTTATTCTTATAGATCTCCGCTAATGTTTCATAACTCGTTGCCTGAATGCCTGTTATCTTCGCGTAGTAGGTAACCTTCAAGCGTTCCATTTGATACAGCGAATCAATCTGCATTGCCGTATCATACCAATATAGCATGCTATTGAAGTTGAGATTGAAAAGCTGCCTGTCGTAGGTTGTAAGTTCGGGTGTAAAACCCTGCTTTGAGAAGTGAGTCGGACTTTTTGAGGGTTGACCGAAACTTGACATCGTTATCAGTAGCAGAAGCAGAAAGTATATTGTATGTTTCATTGCGGTAGATTTCATTGGTGATTTGTTGCTTTGTGATAATGGTATCTTGTTCGACCTGTAGCGAATCAATTTTTAAGAATAGACTATCCGTTTTCGCATTGTTGGTTTCAATGATTTGGTAGAGCGAATCATTGATATCTTGTAACCTTTTTATAGCTGGATTTGTTACGGGCTTATTGCATGAACGCACGCTGAATACTATGACCAGCGTGGCAATCACAACAGCCAATCCGATTAAGAGCTTTGTGCTTTTCCCCATCGTGTGATGTGTAAGTTTTTGGTTAGTGGTCGAATCTTGTAATACACTCCATCACGTGAACGTGAATCGCGCATGCCTTGATCATTGGTGTTGCCTTCAATCGTGCGCACTGAATACTTGCCTACCCTGTCCACAATACCAGTGTGACCAATGCCTTTGAAACGTTGTTTGCGAAAGCTTGAATAACTCAAAGTCATTATAAGCACATCGCGGTCGTTGAATGCTTGCACAAACTTTCCTTCCGTAAATATCACATCGCGCCGGTTGTATGCAGTAGGTGACCAACCTGTGATGGTATTAGGCACACCGCACTCATTCAGCATAGCCATGACAAAGAAACTACACCATGCGTAACCGGGCAACCATCCTTCCTGCTTCATCAATACCTGCAACGCGGCATCGTTGAAACCTTTATTGTTACCGCCTCGCTCTTTTACACCAACGAATGATGCAGCTGTTACCCTTACGCAGTAGCCATCATCAGCATGCGTAAGATGAACAGGAATGCAGCAAAGTAGAACGCATATAAGAGCAGGTATAAGACAACCTTTTGCCATGTGGTTAGATAGGTGTTTAGTTCATGCTTAATTTCCTTACTGTATACTTCGCGTTGTAATGCCCGAAAATTGAAACGAATTCCCAAAAAGGTAACGAAGTTAGCAAAAACCATGATGAGTGAAGCCAAGACGATGTATTGCACGTATTCGGTAGATATAAGCGCATCACCAAAGTATTCTGCACTCAATGCACCTGCAATCAGGAACACTGCAAAGGCAATCGGTATCGACCACAAACCATCGAACAACTGAAGATTGTACCGGATGAACTTGTAAGTAATACTTGACGGTTCACTTTTTGGTTTTGTCTGCTTCTTTGTTGACATTGCTTCGTAGTTTTAGTGACAATTCACGCTCGTATTTACGCAAGCGTTCGGTGTAATCTTGTTTCAGTGTCTTTTTTTCACTCATGGTATACGGTTAATGATATTACGTGAGTAGGTAGGGCGAAAGCTGGTCGATGTGTTGCCCGATGAAAACTGATAATTAAGCGTGTTGGTTACATCCGTACGTGGTGAACGGTCAGGCCACTGCGCTGTACTGTATTCAGGGAACAAACTTGAGTTAGCACACAAGTAATCAACCAGCAAAGTGGTGTAATGCTCCGCATTTTGACGTGCGCGGTCTATCATATCCTTCATGACTAAGTCCGAAACAGGAACAGTGTCTTCGCTTTGACGTTGTACCAGCGTGCCATTGTCCATGCGATAGCACAAATTCGGAGTTACGTCTACCATCACCCACCAAAGCAGCATCTTTTGAATGTAATCTTCTAAGAGTATTTGGTAGTTACCTGCAATCGTATTGTTTGCCACATCATCTTTTATCTTATTCAACAAGTCAGTTCCCAAAAAGGGAAGTAGCCATTTGTCTTGCGCCAAATAGATTGACGGATATAGAAGATTTGGATCTACACTGCCGTTGATGGTAGTGTACTTCTTCACGTAGTTCTCGGATATTAGTAATACTTCAGCCATAGTTGTAATTATTTATTTGCGAAACGTGGATTGTCAGGAAGGAAACCTTGATTAGGCATATCGCGTGGCTCTTGTGCTACTTTCGGATTATTGCGCACTGTATATCCAGCTTTCTTTACTCGTGCATCCATTGCTTCTTTAATGTCCGGATTAGTCAAGTCCAAACCAAAACCTTTTGCACTTGCAAAGGTCATCTTGCGCCACACGTGGCCACATGCCCCTCCGCCCTTCCACAACCAAATGCTATAGGTATTAGCCCCTCGTGGTCCCCATCCTTCATTGACTATTTGCTTACCCATTTGCATGATATCTTCTTTGCGATATAGCTTATCGGCTGCAATCATTTTACGGCAAAACTCACGCGAATTCTCTTTAATTGCTCCGCTGTATTTGTAACGTGTATAGAACTTTACATCGTCAATGGTTTCATCCTGCGCAGACTTCGCATTAGGTCGTGCAGTGCCTGTGCTTGTCTTGGCAAAGTTATGCGCTTCTATACTTTCGTTATCTGCATCGTCTGTTTCGTAGTCTACATCGTACTCATCAATCAACACCCAATCTTCATCTTGGTCTTCACCTAATGCAATTAATGCATCTGCTACTTTGTTATCATCAAAGTCAGCATCTACTTTTTTTTTTAATTCAACACTCGATTGAATTACTTCTGTAGGTAACAAAGAACCAGGTAACACATCAGCAAAGATTGCATCGATAGTAGCAGGTGGCAATGTTGGGAATGCAGCTTGTACGATTGCCTTTGCGCTGCTCACAGGAACAGCACCTGCGGAACTTTGCATCACAATATCAATAAGCGAACTAATTTGCGCACCATTCAAAGCTGTAGCAGCTACATCGGTAGTAACTCCACCTGTAGTATCCACTACTACTTCAGCTTGCTCAACTGCAAGTGGTGTGTTCGGCACAATCTCAAAGGTTACACCCGGTAGTTGATTGCCTAACAATTCTTCAATGCTGTGATTAATCATTGCCTGATACGGCTCGACTACTTGCTTATTGAATATCTCAAGACCTGTAGCCATTTCATCCTTATTGCTACCAAATCCAGTGTTCTCACGAATACCGAATAACAATGGTGTAGTCACACGATGCGCAGTTATAATCTTTTGCTGTGCAGTATCATTCATCAACTGATATTGCTTATCTGCATCATTAACCGGGAATGGAGTGATTTCGGTCTTAGGTTGGTCACGTTCGTTAAAGAACATAACCACCTTGCCAGCGTTACGCGCACCCGACATCTTATTCTCCCAATCCAACATCATTTGCTGCTTCTGTTCAGGTGTTGCCTGCCCATTATAGAAGTTAATGATAGTCGAAGGGAAAAGACCGTTAGATATTTGGTTGATATGGAATATAGATATTTGTTTATCTAATTCAATGTAGTTAATCGCACTCCAGTAATCAGGTCGTGGATAGGAATCACTACCTGTGTACGTGAAGCACCAATATATTTGACGTGGTTCTTCGTTGCGTGTTAGGTAGTTGTATTTGGGTATGAATTCAGGTGTGTTTTTCTTCTTACGAATGTTTGACCAATCGTAGCTGTGAAAGATTCCTATTTCGCTTTCGTCTTCTTGATTCACCGCAATGCGGCATTCTTCAAATGGTATCGCATTCAGCTTCGATATCACAGTGCGGTCATTGCTCCAAATGACTTCGATAAAGAAACCGCCAAACAACTTCAAATCCTTTGCGCATGCATAGGTCAAAGTATCAATATTTAGCGCATCTAATTCAGCTTGGTATTGCTCCGACTGAATGCCCTTGCCTGCAATCATATCACCAATAGCCACAACGAGTGAACCATGCACTGGTGATTCGTGCGATAGGTCACGCAGGTATTGCGGAAAATCGTTTTGATCTCCGTAATTCACCCAGCCTTTACGGTCTACTTTTTCTGCATCGCTCTTAGCTACGTATTCACTAAGCTTCAGCGAAACTATATTTGATTCGTTATGGTTCATAGATTATATCGTTTGGAATGGTATTGATTGGCACATCAAACCAACTTGTATTGTCATTTAAAACAGCATAACCACGCTCAACAATGCCAACAACTGCGGCATCGGTAGGATTGGTATTAACTGCAGAATTTTGTCCGTACACTTCGTATCGGTATCTACCTGCCAAAGTTAATCCAACTGTGGTAATTGTCAGCTGTGTAACACGCACCGTTTCATTAACAATCGTGGCAACCTGTGCAAGGTCACTTCCGGTAGTGCTGTTTTCTTCGTGTGTGAGAACAATAAGATAGTGCGTGAATGCTGTGCTGTAATACTGTCGCGCTTCGTCAAGTGAAAGATACACTTGCTGGTTGGCTGTATTTGTAGTTAGATAAATCATTTATTCTTTTATTTAAAAAGGGGCAAGTGTAAACCTGCCCCCTTTACAATACAACAAGACACACAGAACGGAAAACAAATTCTTAGTAAGCAGGGCTTACAGTAATTCCAGCAAAGTTATCGAAAGGAACTGTTGTAAATGGCTCAAGGTGTACAGCAGGTGCAAGTTCTTCTGCAACTGTAGTTACCTGATATCCCATTAAATCTGCCTTTTGCGCACCTGATTGAACAGTACCAGCTGTAAGCTGTGAACCTTCACCTGCACCAACAAGCAAAATTTGATCGTCATTCGTGCGAACAAACACTATCATCTTTGCTTTAGCAACATTCAAAAATTCATTGCGCATATCTTGATTCAACTTACCGAAAGTCCATCCAACTTCCTGTGAGAAAAACAGTGTACCTGTTTCCAAATTCTTTTGCACCGTTTCTACGTATGAACCTGAGTTACGGAAAGGAACGTAACGATAGATAGTTGCAGTAGGCAATCCATCTACTTCGCCATTAGCACCACCGTAAGTGATTCCTGTTTCGAAATCCTCATAGTTCGCTATCAATACTTCTTTAACACCACCAATACCTTCAAGGCATCCAAGTGTAAAGCCGGTTGTTAATTCACAAGCCATATTATTATTTTTTTAGTTGGTTAAAAGGGGGCTGTTACACCCCCTTTATGAATTTATTGATTATGCACCCCAGTAGGTGATGTCCTCACCAACTGCAATCTGTGCACCTAAGTAGAAACGTGCACCGTAGCGAACGTTCTGTGAACCATCAAGATTCTGCATGTCCAAAATGAACACTTCGTTCATTTGGTTTTCTTGCCATGTACCGAGCATCAAGTTTGATTTTTGTGCAAACACGATGTTGTCAGCAGGCATACCCGGACATACTGCGATTTCATACATACCTACGAAACGCTTCTGCACTTCAGGACCAGCAGTTGCATACCAACCGTTGCCATCAGCGATTTGAGCTTGCATGTAGT